ATCGTTAGATCTGGTTTGGTTAAAGAGTATCTCGTATCTAAAATTAACATGGGAATGTGAATGACTTTTAATTATGTGGGTCCTGCTTCTCCTCTCAGAGAGTTGGAGAGTAGGACTCTTCCTCACGGAAGATTCTATAAGACCGATGATGGTTGGATGCCTAGCGTTACAACTGTTGTCGGTCATAATACTAAGGCAGGTATCCTTGCATGGGAGAAGAGAGTAGGTTATACTGAAGCAGAGCGAGTCCGCCGTGCTGCATCGTGGCGTGGCACTCAATACCATACCATCGTGGAGCACTATCTAAAAAATGAATTGGAAGAAGTTAAAAAGAGCGAGGGTCTTCCCCAGTACCTTTTCAGGGCTGCTCGTGAGACTCTTGATCGTATTTCTAACATTCACTGTATTGAAGCCCCTCTTTTTTCTCTTAAGTTGGGTATTGCTGGCAGGGTTGATTGTATTGCTGAGTTTGATAACTCTCTAGCAATCATTGACTTCAAGACAACAACTCGTCTCAAGAATGATGCGTTGTTGGAGAAGTATTTCGTGCAGGAAGCAGCGTATGCTTACATGTATTATGAAATGACTGGTATTGAAGTAGACAAACTTGTAACACTGTCTGTCTCTGAGAAAGGAGACATGCAAGTTGTAGAAAAGTATGATAAGATACCTTACATGGATACACTCATCGAGTGGATTCAGGAGTATCGATATTATGTGGAGGGCATCAAGTGAAAGACACTTTTTTAGGGATTCCTATCTATAGATTCTATTATCCTGGTGACAGAGATGCTGTGCATGAAGAGTGTAAGCGTCTCACATACAGACACAATGGAGGTAATAGGATTTGGGATAGAGTCTTCCTAGATGGTGAAGGTGGTAGTGATCTGCACACCTTTCCTCAGTTTGAGGATCTCTTTACATGGATTGATGAATGCCTTGCTGAAGTTGCTAGTGACATTGGTATGCCAAACCAACTCAAGATCAACTCCAGTTGGGCGAATCTAAATAGAAAAGGAGACTATTTCTATGATCACACACATGCTAACTGCTTCGTAAGTAGCAACTATTATGTGAATGGTGGTCCTGAAACAGTTACCGAATGGTATCTACCCAACCCTTGGTATAGTAAGTCAAACATATGGCCATGGGGTGAGTGGACCGAAGAGAAGTTTTTTCTGAAGCACTCAGAGCCTACAGAGCCTGGAAAGTTTATTGTCTTTCCTCCTACTATCAGGCATCGTGCCACACCTAATCAATCCGAGGAGGATCGTATCACTATCGCAGCAAACGCCTTCCCAGACGGGCTTATCAATGCAACTGGGGTATCACACCTTAACGTGCAGGTCCTATGAAAGAAATTGAAGAAAAGTTTATGACACAAGGTAAATTTACCTCCCTAGTTGAGTCACGAGTTAAAGACAGTCAAGGTCTTATCAACTACATAGAAGCAGTCACATCGATCTGCGAAGAGTTTGAGATTGAAGTCGAAACTGTCAGTAAACTGATCTCTAAACCACTCAAAGATAAAATCAAGTGGGACGCACAACAACTTAATTACATTAAACGAACGAGCAGAGGAATCCTGCCACTATGACTAACGAATTTTTTAAGAGCGACGTAGTAAAAGAAGAAATAGATCAGATTCAAGAGACATACACAGAGTTGTTGAAGATGTCAGCGGGTCTTGAAAACTTTGATCCTCAACAACGTCTGGAGCATGTCGAGAAGACTCTAGAATTGATTGCTAAACAGAAGGTATTCTATTCACGTCTTGCCTTGGCATCTCATGGTGTTAATCCTGATGATCCTGAAGATCAAGACGCTAAGTTTGTCAAGAATCGTATTGACCTCCTATCACAAGAGTATTCTGGTGGTTTGAATCTGATGATGATCCTTCAGACCATGGAAGATAAACTACAAGGATGGAGAAAGGAGTTGAAAGATGCCAAATCCTGATGCGCTATGGGAAGACATGCAAAAACTTGATGACCTATTCGAGGAATTGTTGTGGGACCCTGACGACGAGTTACAATTCACGCACGACGGTGAGAAGGTCCTGATCATAAACCGCACACGGTCTCTTGACAAGACCTAAATAATATGCCATCATAATACGGTGGCAAATCAAACAAAACACACAACCACAACGGAGAAATACATGTCTTTTGCAAGTCTTAAGAAAAAGTCTGGGTCTTTTGATAAACTGACTCAGCAGATTGAAAAGATGTCTAAACCACAGGGTGCTGGTCCTGACGAGCGACTCTGGAAACCTGGTGTAGACAAGTCGGGTAACGGTTATGCCGTGATCCGTTTCCTTCCTGAGCCTGATGGTGAAGACCTTCCTTGGGCACAGGTGTGGAGCCACGCTTTCCAAGGTCCTGGTGGATGGTATATTGAAAACTCTCTCACCACACTGGGTCAAAAAGATCCTGTCGGTGAGTTGAATCGCACTCTTTGGAATAGCGGTCTTGATTCCGACAAAGAGATTGCTCGTAAGCAGAAGAGGAAACTCTCCTACTACAGCAACATCTATGTTGTGAAGGACCAACTGAATCCTCAGAATGAGGGTAAAGTATTCCTTTATAAGTATGGTAAGAAGATCCACGACAAGATCGTGTCTTCTATGCAACCCCAGTTTGAAGACGAAGAACCTATTAACCCCTTTGATATGTGGCAAGGTGCGGACTTCCGTATCAAGATCCAAACCATTGGTGGTTACTGGAATTATGATAAGTCTGACTTCGCAGCACCTAGCACGCTGGGTGGTTTCGATGATGAGAAACTGGAATCACTGTGGAAGTCTCAGTATTCCCTCAAGGAATTCACTGACCCTTCTGCCTTCAAGTCTTATGAGAAATTGGAAGAGCGTTTGAATCTCGTCCTTAACAAGGGCAGGACTCAGGTCCGCACTCGTGATGAGCAAGATGAGGATGTCTTCAACTCTCCTGACATTATGGCACCTGCCAAAGTGTCACAACCAGATCCCACTCCTAGTGGATTTGGTGCTAAGATTGAAGAGTTAAACAAAGCAGATGATGGTCCTGACTTGGACTACTTCGCTGCCCTCGCTAACGACGACTAATGAAAAAACTTGCCCTTGCCTCTCTGCTGCTATTGTCCGCTGCAGCACCCGCTAATGCACTAACTTGGAAGGAATTCTGGGAGCCGTTTGAGGGGCACGGGCATCACCATTCGCACCATTATTATTATGATCACCCTCCTAGGAGGCGTATGTGTGAGGTGCAGGTGACTAGACGTAGATGGGTGCCTGGCTTCTGGTTAGGTCACCATGAATATGTTGAAGGTTACTGGGAGAAACAGACACGACTTAAGTGGAGACCCTGTAGGCACTAACCCATATATTATTTCACTTTTCGTTCCCAGAAAGGTCGAAAAAAAATTCGGGGTATTTTTTCGCCCACAGGGTTTTTCGGTATTTTTACTATGACACATTACAAACCTTATTCGCCTGAATGGCACAGATACCGTTATTTGGCGGAAGCGTTAAATCAGTATCTGGATGACTATGTTGAAAATGACGTAATCGTTGAAGATATCCAAAGTATCCTCAATGCGCGATCTGAGGCATCTTATGCTGATTTCAACAGAGTCTCTGAATTAGAGTCAAAACTGCGTAAATGATTTATGCTCTCAACCGCTTATCGACTCCGTTTGGAGTCTATTTGCAGATGTATTGCAAATAAAGAATCTGTCCCTATTGAGGATATGATTTGGGCAGAGAAACTTGCCAAAAGGCACACACTCGCCCGTGACTGGTTAAAACAAGCACGTCGTCAAGCGTCTCAAGACATTGAGGAGGGCAGTATGGAGGATTTTATGAATAGGATGGGTCTCGGAGACCCTGATCCATCCAATCATAGGACCACATTTGATGGTGCAGACGATATCAACGATTGGTTTAGGAGGGACAAACCAGATGACTGGCGTCAGCGTGACTAATATGAATATTGCCAAAAACCTTCTAGAGAAGGCAGCAGAATTGCTTGGCAGTGAAGTAAGACATTATACTGTGGTTGATAGGACCACAGAGCATGAAAAGTTTGTTATCGAGTACAATCATTCAGACAAAAAATGATTCCACAGACAGCAGTAATTTATAGTAATGGATCACAAGAATGCGAAAGAGCAGCACAACTGCTCAAATCACTAGAAGGCGAATTTCTCGAATATCGCCTAAATCAACATTTTGACCAAAGAGCGTTTGAAAACGAATTTGGTCCAGAAGCAGAATACCCACAAATCGCGCTAGGAGCGCAACATGTGGGTAATTTGAAAGAATTGCTACATGTAGCAAAAGATAGAGGATTTATTTAATATCCACCACCACCAGAATAAGACCCTCCGCTGGACGTGCCACCGCTTGAGGTCTGACCACTAGAAGATCCAGCGGATCCATATTGGTTAGTCTCTGTTTCGGTCATCGTGCCAGCGGTTTCAGTAGTAGCGGTAGTGCTACCTGACGTGACTGCAACAGTGCTACCGTCAGCAAGCACATCACCTTGAGAAATGGTAGGATCAGAAGATCCAAAGTT